TCCTTGGCATGGTCAAGGTGGTGCCGTGCCTCTGCCGGTGCAGATCCGAAAAATTGGCGGCAGAAGAACAGCAGCGCAAAGCTGAAAAGCGGCAGGCGCGCATCAGGCAGCATCGCCGTGCCAGCTTTCTTGAAAGCGATATGCAGAATTGGAACTTTGCAGCTGATGACGGTGCGGACCCGCGCATAATGAGAGCTGCTAAAAACTACGTTGGCAACTTTACGCAGTTCCGGGAGCAGGGCAAAGGCCTGCTGCTGTATGGTGGCGTGGGAACCGGTAAGACTTTTGCTGCAGCCTGCATCGCCAATGCCCTGATAGATTCCGGCAGAACCTGCCTGATGACCAACTTTGCGCGGGTGCTGAATACATTGTGGAGCATTGAGGAAAAGCAAACCTATATTGACAGCTTCAATCAGTTCGACCTGCTGGTCCTGGATGATTTGGGAGCCGAACGTCGTAGCGAATACGCTCAGGAGCAGGTGTTCAACGTGATTGATGCACGGTATAGAGCAAAGCTGCCGATGATCATCACAACCAACCTGAGCATCGACGAAATCAAAAAGCCCGACAGCATCGGTAACAGCCGTATCTATGACAGAGTGCTGGAGATGTGCCATCCGGTAGAAGTAACCGGCAAGAGCCGTCGCCGCCAGAAGGTAGCAGCTGATTTCAGAAGCATGAATGAGCTTTTGGGGCTGTAGGGAGGCAGAAAAATGCGGAAAGATTGGAATTCATATGTCGGGCGTAAGTTTGACATGCTTACTGTTGCGGGGGTTATTGCTCCAGCGATGGCGCAAAAGATGCTGAATTTATCTTATAAGCAAACGCATTTCGTCTGCGTGTGTGAATGCGGTGCGGTAAGATATGCTGCTGCCGTAGCTGTTGAGCGTGGATATATAACCAGCTGCGGCAGCGATGAATGCAAAAACAAGATTAAGAAAAGCAAGCGTGCTGCTACTAGAGCAAAAGTAAAAATCGTCGATAAAAAGCCTTTGCTGCCGTTGCTGAAGCCTGAAGAAGAGTGGTCATACAAAGAGGAACGGCAGATACCGGCGATTATTGAACGGCTGAAACCAAAGTGGTTCTGTAAACGCCCTGTTACAGATTGCGCTATTAACCAATTTTGTCATTTGTGCTGCAAAGAGTGCGACCGCAGCTGTCACCATGACGTATGCAGCAACTGTCCGGAGAAATGCGGAAACAGCAGATTGAGGTAGATATCATGGAGTGGAATGAAGAATTAGAGAAAAAACTGAAACGCCGTGGCGAAATCTGGAACGCGGAAAAACTTGCATCACGTCTTATATTAGACGGCCGCCGTGCTCTTGAACACTATACTGCAGATGAAATGCGTGCGAAATTTGAGCCTATAGCAAAGCAGTACAGAAAGAGCGGGCGTATGTGCCTGGCTTATGATGCCTTGATTATGTACTGCAAGGAGCAGGGCTATAAATGGGAGTGGTACCCACCTAGTCCATTGGGAGAGTATTGGTTCGTGCTGCCGAAAGAGGATTTATTTTAGGAGGTGCAATAATGGCTAAAAAAAGAAGAAGCCTTGAAGAACAGATTGAGCATGAAGCTTCCGAGTTGCTGTGTGCATTTGCACGCTGGGATTACATCCGCACTAAAGGCTGCCATGATCCGTTCTACCCAGACGGTGAAAACATGAATCTTGAACGCCAGCATATTATGTCCTACAAAGAAGAATTGGAGAGCTTATGTAAAGACAGAGAGCTGCCAGATGCATATTACATTCCAACGCCTGAAGAGGTTGACCCCAACTACATGGCTCCGCACGGTGTTCACTACGAGCGCCGGATGAAGGGTGGTATGGCTGATATGTATCCTCTTACATACAAAGTGCCGGAAGAAATTGAGAATCAGCAGGAATTGTTTTAGAGGTGAGCAGATGAAACGTAAATGCCAAGTGTGCGGGCAGGAGAACGGCAGCTGTAACCGCTACTACTTCAGTCCTGCTGACATTATCACCATCTGCCCTGCATGCCTTGCCTTCAGCTGCGACGACAAAGCAAAGATTGCAAGGCGGGCGCATAAAGCCGGCAGACTGGTAAAGGAAGAGGTGAGCAAGAAAAGATGGTAGGCAAATCACCCTGCAGAGGATGCGAAGTAAGAAGAATAGGCTGCCATGCTATCTGCAACGCATTTAGCGAATGGAAAACCGAGCAATACAAATTGCTGGAAGCTAAACGGCAGGCCAACTTGAAAAATTTAGCGACAGCCGGAACTGCCGCAAGACATGAGAAATGGATAAGGGGGCATAAATAATGACTGACAATGTAAACCATCCCAAGCACTACACCCAAGGCGGTGTTGAATGCATCGACGCGCTGGCGGCTGCCACGATTAATCTGAAAGGCCTTGATGCTGTTTGCACGGCGAACGCTATTAAATATTTGTGGCGGTGGAAGGGTAAAAACGGCGTAGAGGATTTGAAAAAAGCACGCTGGTATATTGATAGACTGATTAAACATTATGAAAAAGAAGGTGCTGGCTATGCTTGATATTTACGCACTTGTTACCTGTACGCTGTTTAGTGTTGGCGTTATGGCGGTAGCAATTGGCTTATTAAGGGGGTGGAAATAATGCAAGTATGGTGTATTGAACATGATAAATACGCTGGCAGGGGCACAGCTTATTACAAAGTTTTGATTAACCCCACGGATCACCAGCTTGCCATATTGAGAGTTAGGGCAATGATAAACCCGGAACTTAGTTACTGGGCTACACGGTTAGACGAAACTTGTCCCGATGTGGAAATCGAAACAATGTTGAAGCAGAAGAAATTTTGCAAAGAGCCATATTTTACAGAAGTGTAGGTGCTTGTAATGGATATGCCAATTATTGAATTTATCGGCTATACAGTAGCAACAATTTGTATAGTGGTAGCTGTTGTGTTGGCATTGGGAAGTATTTTGAAGGGAAATTAAAAATGAGTATGAAAATTAAGGCTACAACCCCATGTTACAAATTTATCAATGCCAGCCCGGAAGCGCAGCTGGAAAAAATCCGCGAGGAATTAGAAGAAGCTGCGGAAGCATGGGCAACTTATTCCACTGATAAGACAAGAGCAAATTTACTGCATTTGCTCATGGAATTAACCGACGTAAAGGCGTGTGTAAATACTGCTATGGCTCAAATTCATAAAACTGTTGACGTAGAAAACGATAAACGCCGTGCCAAGAACGCTGCTGGCGAAGGTAAATATACTGCTTTAATTGACTTTAGAATTGTCAAATACTACGCAAAAGAAGCGGTAATTGAAAAGAATTTGCGCCGTGGC